TTAGTCATCTCGAAACATCTCTTCAATTTCATCCCAATCCGGGAGTATGTGTTTTTTGGGGCTTATTTCAAATTGTAATTCAACCTCGTCCAATATGCGTTCAAATATATCAAAAGAGCCTGTAAACCATCCGTTTTCTATTCTTGAAATTGTTGTTTTATTAATTCTCGTTAGCTCGGATAGTTTTTTTTGAGTGTAGTTTTTTGCTTTTCGAGCTTTTTGAATTCTTTTTCCAATTTCTTCTCTTGTAGCCATCGTGTTTCCTAATTTTTAGTTTTGTTGAACATTTTGAAAATGAAACTTTATTTTCAAAATTATTATAAATATTAATTTAAAATATTTTTTCGCGCAAAGTTGCCTTCTTTTAATGGCAACTTAAGTCCGAATATTCGGATTTTTAGACCATTTTTTGATCTGCTGATTTTTAAATTAACTGTTTATATATATTTTAATTAATAGAGTATATACCGCAAATTTTAAAATAATATTTAATAGGTGAAGGTCATATTAACCATATACCGCAAAAATATAATACTGTGGTATATGGTTTATTATGAATTAAATCAATTTAATTTTACAAAAAATTACAAAACGAATTTTTATAAGTTGCTGTTTTTTATATTATATTTGCGGTATATGGTTTTTCTAAATATATGTTTTTTAATTTATTTTTATTTTTGTGTTGTTTAAATTAATATTAAATTGAGCGATTTTTTATTTTATTTACTTTTTATTGGTTATGTTTAATTATTGTCGCATTAGATAAGTTTGATTTGGTGGAATCATGCATATTCAAAACGATTGGTTGCATATATTAATTAATTTTTATGATCACATAATAATATCATCTAGTGATAATGAATATCACGTTGTTGATGTTAATCTTGTTGCGATAGGCATTAAAACAGCAGCACGTGTTGTTTATGCTGACGAGAATGATTGTTTACAACACACTGAGCTGTTTCATCCTTTTGAATCGGTAGCAAGTAATTTAAGCGGCTTCTCATTTAAAGTATTTAATAATTGCAAATTTAAACCGCGTGTTGAGATTAAATTTTCGCCATCAAAAATTTTGCAAAAACACAACGTTTTCGGCCCCAAATCTGGTTTTCATGCAGTTTGTGATGTGCTCACAAGTCTTCATCTTCTCTATCCGAAGTTGATTCAACATTTAGATATTTCAAATGCCGAAATTCTTGCTGTTGATTACACAGCATCAGCTCGTATGAAAAGTAAAACAGAGTTAAAACAAGTGCAAAATTTCCTGCGTAATGTAGCAAATAAATCATTAAGAAAATCAAATAAATCAGCGAGTTTTGATTCCACAATCTACTGGGGTTCAGACAATTCAATACGTTTAAATCGTAAGTGTTATGACAAACATGAAGAATTACTGAATGAGATTAATGATCTAAAAAAGAAAGCTGGAAAAGGTGATCTGCAAGCAATTGACTCATTGAAATTTTTAGACTGTGAATCTGTGATTGAGTTTTCAAAATATCTTCTTCGTTTTGAAGCACGTTTGAAAAAACAATGGCTTTATGAAAATGGTATTCCTCTGAATCTTTGGCAATTTTTTGCGTTCGAAAGAGATAATTCAAATCTCGGAATAGAACTGTGGCAAAAAGCTTTTTCTCCTCTTTTTGACGGATTCGAAAATATGAGTATGAAAATTTATAACGATGATGAAATTCTAAACAAGATCAGTATTGTTCACGACAAAATTACTCGAACCGGGCGTTTGTCAAAAGTTAAATCAATGAATTTATTTAACTTTTATATTTCAATTAGAAGTCTCGGATATGACAAAGTGAAAGAAATTACTTCAAATTCTAAATTTTACGAGAATTTGAAAGATATTCTTGATTGTGATTTCTGCTCGAAATTTGAGCTTCAGAATCTGAAAAGTATTGATGAGAAAAATGTTGTGCCTTTTTTAAAATTGATCGAAATCGATTTTTCAAATCAATTGCCTTCTGATTATGTTGAGCCTAAGTCTAATCATGCTCATATTTACAAACATTTAATTCCAAATTTTTCAAAAGCTTCTTAATTTTCAGAGAGATCATTATGAGATTACATGCAACTTTTTTACTTGAAAATGTCAGTGATTATAAAGATGAACAAAAAAACATTGTTTATCATTCACTTGTAACGACACAGAAGAAGTGGTCAAGTAAGTTAAATCGTGAAATCGAAGATGTCGTTTCGATTTCAATTCCACAGAAATTTGGTTGGTTATCTGCTGAGTTAAAAAAATATATCGGCAAAGAAATCATTGTTGCAGTTCGTGAACGTGTCTTTAATGACAAATTTTCCGGTTACGCACTTGATTCTGATCAATTCTCAGTGAACGAGTAATCAAAATGGGAATTAATGTAAATAATGAAATTGTTGAACTAGCATCTGTACGTTCTAATTTATTTGAACTTTCTAGAAATTGTGAGCAATCAGTTGCACGTGATCTCAAATTAAATATACAGAAAATTGATTTTTTAATTGAGCAATTGAAGCAGAAACAAAGTGTTGTAGATGTTGTTTACCTCGGTGATTTAAAAGATATTAATCATTTAAAAAAGTAAGAGAAATGAGCTACTTATCTTATTGTTGCGAAAAATGCGGATGTTTTTTCTTTTATGAAAATGTGTATTTAAAACACAAAAAAACATGTGGAGATTGAAAATGATAGATGCTGCTTCGATTCATTTTGTGCCTCAGCTTTTTACTGAAATGCATTTAATTATTTCATTTTTTGTCGGTTTTATAACTTGTTTAATCTTCTTTCCAAAACGAAGTGGAATTTAAGAAATGCACGTTTGCAAAACACTCTCAACGCCAATCGAAAACGAACTGCAAACGTGCACGGAGTGGACAACATTTGAAGTTATTGATCTTTTTCAATCGCTTGCGATAACAAAAATTCAAATGATTCAAATAGGTGCCTCGCTCATTGCTGTCGCTGCTTGCTTCATTGCTTTTGCAGTGATCGCAAAAGCAGTAAATCAACTTTAACAATTGGAGCATATCACATGCAAAAAGTAACTGTACTTGAAAAAAATGGTGCTTACGAATTATCACTCAAGCCAACTTTTTCAACTCGTTTAAAACAATCATTGATCATTGCCGCAGGTTCAGCTTTAGCTTTACATGCTAGTGCTGCAAGTTCTATCGATGCAACAGGTCTGACTGGCGAGATCGAAGGCGCAAAAGATACTGTTCTCGGTCTATTTGGTGTTGCCTTAATTGTCCTAGGCGTTTTCGCCGGATGGCGTTATTTAAAACGTGGTGCAAATTCAGCTTAAATTTAATTATACAGCCCCTTTTTAGGGGCTCCTGGGGTTTAAATGGAAGAAGCGAGCATTTTGAATTGGATACCCATTTTTATTATTCTTGCAGCCTGTGCGCTCGTCATAAAATATTTTTAATATTCATTGCATATGTATTTCATATTGCAATGTTTAATTCAGCTTATGCATCCGTAGCTGACGGCACATGGACGAGTTACGACACAAAAGTAAAAGTTGGCAATGCGTATAAAACAGTTCGAACTGTTATTAAAAATCCCAAATTTAAATCAAGTGTTCAAGGGCTTATTTTGGCAACAACAGTTGCATATGTTGGTGATGAAGTAGTTACGCGTTATCAAAATGGCGAGTTTGACTCATCAATTGAATCAATTAAAACTGGCATTGCCGAAATGTATGTCGCTGGCCAAAAAGCAGGAGGATGGCTTGGTCAACAATTTCAAAATCTTTCAAATAAATATTCATGTAAAAACGGTGAATGTGTTGATACAACTGCACCGACGAGTTATCTTGCCTCAAAATTTGATGGTGTAACTTTCTGTCGAATTAATTTATGTGCTCAGTCAGTTGGTGAAGTTACTTCACAATTAAGCCAAGGCACAGCTGATTATTCTTATACTTATTCACTTTCTTCAGTAGATTTTTTAAATACGACAGCTACAAATGGCAAATTCGGTGTTCAAAGAACGTGTATATCTAAAACTGGCGGTGCGCTTTGCAACGGACAAGTTACTTCCACGAATAACATAGAATTTATCTTTTATAAAACTGCAGTTCCAGTTGTTCCAAATTCCGATACTGCGGTACGGCCTATAGTTACAGTACACGATATTGCAAAAGATGTTGAAACACCAACTAATGATCAACAAGTATCTGATACAACAACACTATGTTATTTGACTAACTGTAGTTCAATTTCAATTCAAAGAAGTGCTGATTCTTCTTATCCAGTTTCAACAACGGCAAGTGGAAAGACAATTCCAAGTGATGTAACTTACCCAGATTCAGCAACACAAGAAGATATTTCTACATATCCTGATCTTAATGATTCAACAAATTCAACTGGTTCTGATTCAAGCGGTATAGCTGTGACATATCCTGCATTTTGTACTGTAGCAAAACCTGCCTGTGATTTTTTTGATTATATGAAAAGTAAAGTTGATGCGGCTTCAAATTATTTTAATGAGCAGCCAACTGATCAAACAAACGTAAATATTGAAACGTCACCACCAATCACTATTGATACAGATATTAAATTTAATGGTCAGTGTCCAGCACCACTCACATATGACTTTAATTATGGCGGCCAATCACAAAAATTTGGCATAACTGATTTTTCTCCTTTTTGTTCAATGCTCAGCGACATTATGAAACCTATTGTGATTGCCATTTCTTCTTTTGCTGCTGTTTTGATTGTTTCTGGAGTCCGTACAAATGAGTAGTTTGGCAACAATTTTTGCAAGTTTGCAAAAAGGATTTTTAAAAAATGTTTTGACAGGCGCTGGTCTTACGCTCGCTTCATCTGCAACTGTTCTAATCGTATTAGATACCGCTGTAACCACATTTAAAACTTCACTCGGCGCAGTACCAACCACGATTTTAAATTTGGCAGGTCTCGCAGGTTTTGATTATTCATTTTCAATCATTCTAGGCGCTATCGTTACGCGTTACGTACAAACATCATCTAAATTGACTCTTAAAAAATTAGGTTCTTGATAGCACTCTCTACCGCCTGAGAATCCAGACGAAGGCGGGAAGAGAGTGCTATCAAGAAATTAGGAATGGTTAAATATGCTTAATTTGATCACTGGAGTACCTGGTACTTGTAAAACAGCCTATGTAGTAACCCAGCTTGATAAAGTTGAACGAGAAAACAAACTCAACTTACAGAAAAATAAGTCAATTTATCTACACAATCGCCCAATTTTTGAAAAGTATCGTAATGATTTTAGTTATTTTGAAGTTGAGAGTGGATCTGGGCATGAGTTAAAAACAGATCTAGAATTACTTTCAGATGATTATTTTGATTTTCTTAATGAAGATTATGATGATCTTAGACCTGACTTTTACTTTCTACGTTCAACGCGTTATAACGAAATTATTGAACGTATTCATGAGCGGGATGGAGAACAAGGTTTTAAAATATTTGAACCCGTTAGAACAATTTATACAAATATCAAATCTTTAAAAATTGACTATGTACGTGCATTAACATACGACTGGCGTGATTGCCCAGATGGTTCGATTGTTGTAATTGATGAAGTTCAACTTGTAGAGCCTTATTCTGAATTAAAGCAGAAACATGAAATTGTTCAGCATCTAACGATACACCGACATCGGGGTTTTGACTTTTATTTCATCACGCAAGCTCCGAATTTATTACATCCGACAGTGAAAGATTTGATCGGCTGTCATCGTCATTTAACGAAGCCATATGGAGGTAAAACAAAAATATATCAATTTGGCTCTTGCAGAGCTTATCCTAATACATTGGTAAATAAATTGAACTGTGAAACATCATTTCGTTTTAATCCGCAGGCTCGGATTTTTAAACTATATAAGTCAACAAGTATTAATACTCATAAAGCTAGAATTCCAAAGCAGCTACTATCATTCTCGTTTTTTATTGTAGCTGCAATTTGTTTCTTTGTTTATTTCTTAGTTATAAGAGAAAATAATTCTTCATTTTCATTATTCGGTACTTCAAAAAAAGAAGAAGCTCATTTAATTCAATCAACTCCCACGCCGACTAAAAAAACATTAATTAACGATGAAAAAAATGAAACTAAGAAACAATTAATAAGCGTAGAGCAAGAAGAACAGCAACGTATTGCAATGATTATTGAGTCATCAAATGATTGCTATGCGAAAAACTCGAATGGTGAGTTTATTGATATCTCAGTTGATGAGTGTAGAAAACTATCTACAAAGAATGTTCGTATACAATTTTCGAAGATAAAGAAACCGCATTTATTAGACAACCAGCCTTTTGATCAGGTTGAAAATGAACGAGCAGCAGGCATAATAAGTAATACAAACATTTAG